GCAACATGGTGCATTTGATGATACCCAAGTGTGGGACCAACACTGTCGCTGAGGTGCTTCAGCATCGCAATGGCTGGGAGCGGTTCAGAGAAAAGATGTTTGATGAGGAGTGGGAGTACACTGCCATTGTGCGTCACCCTGTTGACCGTTGGGTGAGTGGGGCAATGCAATACGAGCAGGGTGGACAGCAGCGTCGGCATGGGTCTGTTGACAATGCCATTAAGAAGATGGTGTTTGACTGCCACACAGCGCCACAATATCTGTGGCTGATGGGCTTTGATGGTCATGTCAATCTCAAGTTGTTCAAGCTAGAGCACATTAAGCGTTTGTGGGAGCATCTTGGCATTACAAATTGGCGTGGAGTGCACAAACAGAAACGGATATACTTCCCAGGCCGAAGCAAGTTGGTGCTTGAGGAGAAGCATGAGGAACGCATCATGGATCACTATGCTGAGGATATGAGACTTTATGAAAGGGCAGAATGATGGCTGAGATAATAGGTGTGAAGAGGCCAGCGTGGCCTGTGAGGATGGAGATCAATGGCAAGGGTGTAAAGCTCAATGCTGATGGTAGTGTTGAAGGAGACATTGATGAGTTCATTAAGGAGGGTGAAGGGTATAAAGGTGATCTTGGTCCTCTTGGTGTTCCGCTTTGGTTGGTGCTCATACACCTGAGAGAAGAGAAAATATTCCAGAATGTCAGCAAAAATCAAGTGTGAGCGCGATGTGCGCAAATGGGTCACTAAAGAGTTTGGTGATCAGGTGCTGTGGGTTGAACATGCCTCTGGTGGCAGTGTTGGCTTCCCTGATTGTGTGCTGCTCATGGATCAGATGTGCTGGCCGATGGAGCTTAAATATGGCAACATTAAGAATGGCTATTGGTCTGGGTGGCTTCGTTCTGCACAAAGGATGGTTGGTAAACAGTTCTTGAAGCATGGTGTGAAAATGCACATCCTTGTTGGTTCGGAATTTGAAAAGGTGCTATGGCTGTGCTCTTTTGAAAAGTATTTTCAGGCTGGTGAAGATGATAAAGAGGTGAAAATGGAACCTGTTTCCTGTCGGCTTGATGTTGTTTCTGCATTGTCCAAGTTGCCTGCAGCTAAAAAGCTGTGTGATGGGCTGTCGTGATTGTGGAAAAAACCAAAAAGTTAAGTCCTTGTTTTCATTGAATACTGAGGTTCGGAGTTCGCTTTTTTTGCTTGTTTCAAGACTTTCAGGGAATTAATAAAGAGAAAGTAATTCCTAAGAGTTTTGGAATACAATGAAAAAAGCGAACTCCGAACCTTGAGCCATACAGACCTGAAACTGTGTGATTTGAAAACACACTTTGGCTTTATATAAAACAGGAATTTTTATTTTGTTTCTTTTTGTGGCAGTTTGGTGCATAACTTCTGTACCGTTTAGAACGGCGTGTTTACGGATTGGGAAGTGTGGCTGTTAAAAAATCAATGAATGGCACAGGCAAGGAGGCCACGCAATTTAAAGCAGGCAATCCTGGTCGTGCCAAAGGCTCGAAGAACAAGCGCACTGTGGCTGTGGCCGAAGCACTGCAGTCAGCGTTTGATGGCATTGGTGGGGTTGATGCTCTTATCAAATATGCAAAGACAGACACCGAAGGCTTTTATAAGCTATGGGTCAAGATGCTCCCACAACAAATTAAAGCAGACATAAGCATGAACGCTCCACTCATTGAGATCATCCAAGAGGGGAGGCGACGTGCATCACACAAACAAAGTTGATCCTGAGGTGATGCTGTGTGAGGACATGGCGCTCTTTTATACTGACCCATTAGGGTTTGTGATGTATGCATATGACTGGGACAATGATGCATCAATTCAGATAGTTGAGTTGGCTGAGCCATGGGCCAGTAAGTATAATAGTAAGTATGGTCCTGATAAGTGGTCATGCAAGTTCCTTGATCGTTTGGGTGAGGAAGTTAAGAAGCGAGGCTTTGATGGCATCAATGCTGTCAACCCCATACGCATGGCAGTGACGTCTGGCCATGGCGTAGGCAAGAGCGCAATGACTGGTTGGTTGGTCAACTGGATCATGAGCACTCGCCCATACGCTCAGGGCACAGTCACTGCCAACACATATGCTCAGCTTGAGACCAAGACGTGGGCCCAAATCATTAAGTGGACTAAGAAGTGTGCCACATCACATTGGTTCGCAACGTCAGCCACTAAGATGTATCACAAGGACCACTCGGAGTCCTGGTTTTGTTCAGCCCAGACATGCCGTGAAGAGAACAGTGAGGCATTCGCTGGTCAGCATGCTGTGAACAGTACATCCTTTTACATCAATGATGAAGGCTCTGCCATTGCCAATATCATTTATGAGGTGCAGGAGGGTGGCCTGACCGATGGTGAGTCTATGCAGTTTAACTTTGGCAACCCAACACGCAACACTGGCTTCTTCCGTGAGTGCTGGCGCAAGTTCCGTCATCGCTGGATCACATTCAAGGTGGACAGCCGTGATGTTCAGATCACCAACAAAGAGCACCTACAGTCGCTCATTGATGACTATGGCATTAATAGTGACACTGTCAAGGTGCGTGTACTAGGTGAGTTCCCAGCCCAGTCATTCAAGCAATTCATCAACGAGGCTGATGTTGAGGCAGCCATGGATCGTCACATCAAGCAGACATCCTACAGCTTTGCACCCAAGGTCATTGGCGTTGACCCGTCATGGTCAGGAGATGATGAGTTCGTCATAGGCATTCGCCAAGGACTCTTTTATAAGCAGCTGGGTAAATGGGAGAAGAATGATAATGATATTGAGATGGCCAACATCATTGCACGATTTGAGGATGATGAGGGAGCTGATGCTGTCCACGTTGACGGTGGGTTTGGCACTGGCATTGTGAGTGCTGGCAAGACCATGGGTCGCAACTGGCAGATTGTATGGTTTAGCGCCAAGAGCCCAGATGTCGGTTGCATGAACCTGCGTGCCTATATGTGGAACCAAACACGTGTGTGGCTTAAGGACGGTGGGTGCATCCCTAAGGACGACATCCTTCATAGTGACCTCACAGGCCCAGAGACTGTGCCTCGTGTTGATGGCAAGATCCAGCTGGAGTCCAAAGAGGATATGAAGCGTCGTGGTGTGCCATCGCCCAACAGAGCTGATGCTCTGGCTCTGACATTTGCTATGCCTGTGGTCAAGGTTGATCATGTGCCAGTTAAGAAACAGAAAGCCCAGCATGACTTTGACCCATATGCACAGGAGAACGCATAATGTGTATTGGCCCTTTCGCACCTAAAATCCCATCACCACCCAAGTTTGAGCCACCGCCAGTTCCGCCACCACCGCCGCCACCTCCCACCAAGGCGAATGAATCGGTGAGGCGGGCACGTGAGGATGCTGAAACGCGTGCACGCCACCTTGCTGGTGACCGTTCAACCATTGGCCCCCTAGGTGCACAAGGACTATTGGTGCCAGAGAATACTGGCAAGACAACTCTGTTAGGAGGTTAGACCGATGTGTGGAGGATCAGCGCCATCACCACCAGCGCCAGCGCCAGCGCCAGCGCCGCCACCGCCTGCTCCGTTGCCTCCCAAGGCACCAAAGGGCAGTAGGCGTCGTGCCAATGCAGCTTACTCAGCAACAAGGTCCAGGAACTCTGGAGCTTTGCAGCAGACAGGCGCAAGTGCAACCATCGGATCAAGCACCTTGCTGTCACAGGTAGGAGCAGGGTCCACTGGCAAGACTCTTTTAGGAGCTTAACTTGGCCACAGTCAATCCCATCGCAGGATCCAGCAACACAAAGCCCACCACAGCGCATGATTATGTCACACGCCGCATTGGTGCTATGAACTCAGAAAGAGCTTCGTGGGACTTCCATTGGAAAGACTTAATGGATAACTTCTCTCCTCGCAGAGGGAAGTTTCTATCCACTGACCGGAACAAAGGCGCTAAGCGAAACACATTATCAAATAATACACCTTTGTTCGCTAGACGAGTTCTGGTCAGTGGGCTTATGACGGGCATCACCAGCCCAGCAAGACCTTGGTTCCGGCTGTCATCGCCAGACCCTGACATGGATGACTTTGGCCCAGTACGTGAGTGGCTTGACAGTGCAGAGAAGCTGATGTACAAAGTGTTTGCCTCGTCCAACTTGTACAAGGCGCTGCCACTCATTTACGAAGAGGCAGGAGTCATCGGTACAGCTGCCATGATCCAAGAGGATGATTTTGACAACGTCATACGCTTCACCAACTTCACTGTTGGCGAGTACATGCTGGACATTGATGGCAGGTTGAAGGTGGACACATTTGGTCGTGAGTATGAGATGACCGTTCACCAGTTGATTGATGAATTTGGTTACGAGAATGTCAGTCGGACTGTTCAGAACCTTTATGACGTGGGCACATATGGCTCATGGATCAAGGTCGTCCACCTGATTGAGCCAGTCAGCAACATGGAGTTTGATGAGTTTAATCTTGATCCGAAGTTCAAGTGGCGCTCTATCTATTATGAACCAGGCAGGGACGGCCTACATAAGACCAAGTTCCTCCGTGTCAAAGGCTATGAGAATTTTCCAATCCTTGCCCCTCGTTGGGATGCCAAGGCAGGTGACATATATGGATTCAGCCCTGGCATGGATGCTCTGGGCGATAGCCGGGTACTGCAGGTTCAAGAGCGTGAGAAGGGCAAGGCAATTGCCAAGATGGTTGCCCCACCGACCACTGCTCCAAGCGCACTCAAGAATACCAATGTCAGCTTGCTTCCTGGGGCAAACAACTTTAGTGATGACCCTAATAACATCTTTAAGCCGATCTATCAGGTTAACCCCAGAGTGGCAGAGCTGAGTGCAGACATACAGTTGACAGAGGATCGCATCAACAGAGCCTTTTACGTGGATCTGTTCCTGTTGATCAGTCGGCAGGACGATATACGCACAGCCACTGAGATCAACGCAAGGCAGGAGGAGAAGCTGCTTCAGCTAGGTCCAGTGCTTGAGGGCATGCATGACGAGCTACTTGACCCGCTCATTGACAACACCTTTGCTCGCCTGATGAGGCTGAGTGAGCCGGGATGGTCAGACGAAAGCCAGCCCCAGATGCTTCCGCCACCTCCTGATGAGATCTTCGGTGCAGAGCTCAAGGTTGATTACATCAGCATCCTCGCTCAAGCCCAGAAGCTGGTAAGCACTGGCGCTATGGAGCGTTGGGTTGGGTTCACTGGTCAGCTAGCTGGCTTACGGCCGGAAGTTCTTGATAAGCTCAATGCTGACGAGATCGTTGAGATCATGGCAGATGATCTTGGTGTTCCGAACCAAGTGGTTATTGGTGAGGAGCAGGTTCAAGAGCAACGTCAGGCACGTGCCGAGAAGATAGCGCAGCAAGAGACTGCACAGAGCCTCCAAGGTGTAATAGAAGGAGCCAAAGGATTAAGCGACACCGATACCACTGCTGGCAATGTGCTGGGTGATCTTGTTGGTGGGTTGAATTCGCAGGGAGGCCAATAATGGCAGAAGTAGCTGAAGACTTTACTGACCCACGGCAGCACAAAAAGCGAAGCAAGG